ACGGAACCGTTCACGTTGATGTGGATGTCGCCCTTGTGGTTCTTCAACTCTTTCTGCCAGAGCGTGAGCATCTTCTCCGAGGTGTGCAGGTGGTCCTTGGCGACCTTGATCTGGTCGGCGTAGGCGACCTGCGAGGCGACGTTGCCGACCGCCTGGGATGCCTTGTTGATGTCCTGCTGCGCCGCGTTGATCGTCTTGATGTCGACCATGTCGCCGACGAGAGCCGCCGCGATGGCTCCGCCCTGCTCGACCCCGGCGTTGATGATGTCCGACAGCGACGTCGCGTTGAGACCCTCGGCGCGGAGTTTCTTGATGTTGGCGTAGAACGCCTTGATGTCGTGGGCGCGCGAAACCATCTGCGCTGCGATGTTGCTCCCGGTCGTCGCCCACGGTGCCGGGAGTGTCGAGACGACGGAGGCGTACTTCGCGATGGACTGCGCCACCGAGGTCGCCATCTGCTTCGCCGCGTCGGCGATCTGCTGCAAGGCTGCCTTCGAGTTCGCGACCGCCTGCTGCAAGCCCTGGGTGACGGACTGGATGGCCTGGTTCGCCGCCTGGGTAGCGGCCGAGGCGCCACCACCGCCACCACCGCCACCACCGCCGCCTGAGAAGTTCGGGACGTAGATGCGCGGCATGGCCGGAGCCTTCGGCTTGGTCACACCACCGTTGATCGTCCCGATGCGAGTCCCGGAGTGCTCACCGGGGGCGCTGCCTCCCATCCCCGGTGCGGCGTACGCGGCGGCAGCCTGGGCCTGCACGGCGGCGAGCGCAGCCTGGTACGCACTCAACATGCCGATGACGTCGGCGATGGGCTTGCCCTGTGCAGCGAACTCGTCGGTGATCCGCTGCACCGCGTCGGCGGCACCGGCGACGTCGCCGGACTGCACCATGTTCGCCAGGGCAGCGTCGACCTGGGAGATGGCGCCCTGGGAGTTGCCGAGTTGGCTGTCCAGGTTGAGGAAGCCGCCGGAGAGCGAGTTGAGCGCCCCGGCGGTGTTCTGCTCCAACTGGTCCCACCAGTGGTTGTCCGCGACGCGGTTGAAGGCGTCGTTGAGGGTGAACGACTCGGTGCCGATGCCGTGGATCTTGTAGCCGAGTTGGTCGGCGCCCGCGCCGGTACGCCCGTACGCGCCGAGCAACTTGTTCATGTCGGTGACCCCGGAGTTCACCGAGTCCGACTGTGCCGACATGAACTGGTGACCGATGAGCGCAGCGCCACCGGCGGCGAGGGCGAAGGCACCCATCCCGCGCGTGAGGAACATCAACTTCCCGGACGCTCCGGTGGCGGTCGCCGCTACCTCGGCCTGGGCGCTGGCGACGAGTTGATCCTTGGCTGCGACGTCCTCGGCGGTGACCGCTTCGAGCGCCATCGCGCCGCGCAGTTCGGCCTCGGCGGCAGCGGCGGCGAGCGTACTCGCCCGCATCGACTCGATCCAGACGATGCTGCCCTGGAAGGTGGCGACCAGGCCGGAGGTCGCGGTGACGACGGCGCCGATGCCGAGGACGGCCGGGCCGAGGGAGTTGGAGAGGCCGGAGAAGAATCCCGAAACTACTTGCTTCCAACCCTCGATCTGGCCGTAGAACGTGCCCGAGACCTTGGCCGCGTCGCCCGACACCTTCGCGGCCGTGGCGGCGACCGCCTGCTGGATCTGCGCCTGGACGTTGGACACCTTCGCCGCGCTGGCATTGGCTGCGTCGGTCTTGTCCTTCAAGTCCTTCTGCGCCTTCGCCAGATCGGCGGCGGCGTTCTTCAAGGCGTCGTACTGCCCGACGGAGTGCTTGGACTTCGAGTTCCAGACGTCGAGCAGGTCGTTGTAGCGCCGCAGGGCGCTCGCATAGTGGTCGTGGGCCGAGGACGCTTCCGTCTGCGCCTTGGCCGCAGCCTTCGTCTCGGTCTTCATCACGGCGATGTTGATGCCGAACTGGCGGAAGATCAGCGGCGAGCCTGACAGGGCGCGGGCCAACTGCGTCGCGGCCTCGGTCAGCGACCAGTGGCGGTTCGCGGCGATGTCGGCGGCGATGCCGAGGTCGGTGATCGCGACGTTCGGGTCGTGGGTGGCGTTGACCAGGCGGTCCAGGGCGGTCATCGCCTCGTCGTTGGAGTACCCGTAGTGCTCCATCTTCGTGATGACGTCGTCGATCTTCACCGCATAGTCGTCGAAGGCGAATCCCGCGTTGGTGAGCGACTGTTCGAGGATCAGTCGCGCCTCCTCGGACTTCGCACCGAACTGCACCATCGCGAAGCCAGCGCCAGTCATCACGCCGCCGACCGCGAGGCCGAACGTCGAATACTTCTTGACGATCTGGTCGAGGCGGCTTGTGGTCGTCGAGGAGAACGAGTCGACGGCGGCAGCGGACTCGTTGAGCGCGGCCTTCAACGAGGTCGCGTCACCGATCATTCGGAGGGCTACGGGGGGAAGGAACTCCCCGAGCGCGCCGACGCCGCCGCTCACAACCCGGCCCGCAGACGTGAGGCGTGCCGGGTCCACGCGGCGGCGTACGCGGCGTGGACATTGGCCTCGGTGACGATGGCGCGCACCGCAGGCTCGAAGTAGGGGTAGCCGCCGTGGCGCTTCCAGCGCGGGTTGCCGTGCTCCAAGGATCGGGCGTAGACGGTGTTCACACCGACGGCGACCTCGGCCGAGCCGTTACCGAGGGAGCGCGGCCCGGTGATGATGACGCTGCGCCGCAGGTTGCCGGTGACGACACCGGGGCCACCCTCGCGGGGGTGGTTGACCCGACGGTAGGTGCCATTCGGGCCGGGTTCCTTCACCCAGCGGGCCGGGCCGGTGACGTTGATCTCGACCTGGCGGGCCAGTTCGGCGGCGATCTGGCTCAGGGCCTCCTCGGCGATGCCGTCGGCGGCGAGCGCAGCGTTGCGGAAGAAGTCGGTGACCGGCTTCACGCCTACCAACTCAGCCAGGATCGAGGGTCCGGCCACCGTTCCTCCCTACCGCGTGTGGGGCATGAGCGGGATGAACTGGAACATCCAGTCCGTCCATGCCGCCGGTTGCTCGTCGAACTCGGTCTTCGTCCACCCGAAGTGCGAGCAGACGACGAACTCGCGCCACTCGGGAGGTAGGTCTTGGTCAGAGGGGTGTCCGTCGAGCGCCCACTTCACGCGCTCGACGGCTCGGTAGGGGAGTCGGCCTCGGGGGTCGGGTCGAAGTTCGGGAACAGCACCTTGCGGGCCTCGGCGAGTTTGTCGACGAGGGCGTCGTAGTCGGCGATCTCCATGTCACCGATGCCCTCGGTGGTGATCGGGAGGTCGAACGACCACTCGCTGACCAGGCGCAGGATCAGCGCCTCGGACAGCGCCACACCACGGCGGAACGGGGTGTCGGCGTGGTCGATGGCGTCGAGGATCGCGTTGCGGTCCTTGTTGCGGAGCGCCTTCGCGTCGCCCAGGACGGCCCAGCCGTTCGGGAGCACGGTCGCGCCGTCGGGCACGGCGGGGACGGGGGCCTCGGGGTACATCTCGGTCATGTTCGCTTCCTTCGGTGGGGGTGCCAGCCCGGCGCAGGGAAGTCGCCGGGCTGGCGGGGTTGGACTAGGCGTAGACCTCGGTGGCGACCGCGTTGATGAGGACCGCCTTGACGGGGGAGAATCCGGCCGAGGCGCCGACGTCGGTGGTGTTCGCGACGGCCGAGAAGGTCATGTCGACGGCGACGTAGTCCGCGCCACGGTTGATCTTCGCGACGGTCATCGCACACTTCGTCGAGGTCAGTTGCAGGGACGCGGTGCCCTGGGTGAACTTGAAGAACGCGGCCTGCTGCAAGTTGGTGAGGTAGTTCGTGAGCAGCGACTCGTCCTCCATGATGGCGGAGAAGGTGCCTTCGTAGGAGACGGGTCCGGCCCACATCTTGTAGGGCGCCTGGGTGTTGTCGGCGGTGTGGATCGGGGAGACCGGCCGCTTGATCGACAGCGACGCCTGGGTGACCGTGAGCAGGCCGACGGCGTTGAGGGTGAGTTGCCCCTGCCAGCCCGCGACGGGGGCCAGGGTTCCCCACGAGGCGGTCGGCGCGGCAGCGGTGGTCGAGGCAAACCCCGTCGCCTTCGCGTCGTAGGTGAGCAAACCGTCTGCGTTGAAGTTCAGGGTGAGGTCGGAGAACTGACATCCGGCGTACTGGCGGTTCTGCACCGGGTCGTTGTCGTTGATCGTGTAGGACTTCGGCTGTCCGTCACCGGAGTTCAGGACGCCCATCGTGTGTGTGTAGGGACCGGCGCCGGTGATGGCGACGTCACCGAGCATACCGGCGAGCGGCCAGCCGATTGTGTCGACGAAGACGTCCCCACCGAAGCCGAACTCGGACCAGATCGGACCCTGGATCTCGCCGTAGTTCTCGGCCATCGACCCGCGCCAGCCCTTGTCTTCAAGGTAGTGGACGTGGTCGAACGGTTCGGTCTTGGTGACCGGGATGAAGGCGGTCGAGGCGACGGCGGTGCCCTTGACGGCCTCCTTGGCGATGCCAAGGTAGGTCTTAGCGGTGGGGAACGGCATGACTTACTCCTGCCCCGACCCAGCGGGGTTCGCGGTGTCCGGCTCTGATGCTACCGGCGTCTGGTCTACCTGGACAGTTGGCGCAGGCGTGTCGACGGGGGAGTCGACGACGGGCGCCTCGACGGCCTCCGGCTCGGGGGACTCGACGGTGAACGAGCCGCCGTCGGAGTCGAGCGTGACCGGGTTGGCGAACATCACCACACTCCCTGCGTCGGTGAACCGCTCCGGGTCCGGGTTGGCGTCGGCCTCGACGTGGTCGCCGGGGTGCATCCGGCCGAAGTCGTTGAAGTCACGGACCTCGTCGGGGGTGTAGAGGTAGAAGGGCATGGTGGTCTCCTAGCCGTGGATGAACTCGGTGATGGGAAAGGTGATCTCGCCTTGAATCAGGGTGGAGTCGTCGTCGAGTTGCGGCTCGTCCATCCGGTCGGTGAT